CACTGACACGTATTGTAACGATAGGTGGAAACCTTTCACGCAACTCAGCAGTAATCTGATCGATACGTGTTGACATATCATGCTGCCACTTAGTAGCCACATCCATATCTAGCTTGAACCCATTGCGTACCTGCTGTGCTGTGATCTCAGCTACCTCATGCTCTAGCTTGATAGACAGATCGCTGAACCCTTGCTTATTTAACCTAGCTTTAAGGTAGTGGTACAGCTTAGTGGTAACCTCAACATCACGCACACAATACTCACCCATCTCATCAGTGTACCCGCTGTCAAAGTCATCAACATCAAAGTCCATCTTAGCTATGCCGATACGTTTACCCCACTCACTCAGGCTATGTCCACCTACAGGTGTAGGATCTAACAGCCTAGCCATGACTAGGGTATCCCATACTGGGACTCCAGTATCAACCTGCCAACAGGTCTTTAAGACGGGCTTGTCGAAGAAGATTATGTTGTGGCCTACTACGCCATCGGCAGTAGATAATATCTGCTTCAATGTCTCGCTGTCGAACACGAGACTGCCGCTCTTCTCTGATGTGTCCTGAACCCCTGCACACCATATCGTATCGTGCGAAAGATTCGTTTCCAAGTCGAGTGTAATCATAACCATAGTCCTCCAATGTAACTATTAAATCACCAATCTTGCTCATGGATAATGTCTCCTTGAATGATGCCTACTATATCCTCGTCAGTATCGTCGAGGTCATAGGCGATATTGTAACAGACACCGCATAGGTCAGCAAACTGCCTACTCTCTGGCGCTCTCAATGCCATTTCAAATTCAGTCATTTTCTTATCGCAAGCGGCACATCTCATAGTATCTCCTCCGCATCTATAACCTCAGACATACGCCCAGTGTCTTGATCATAACGCACTGACGTAGCCATCCCTGTCTCACCACTGAATCTATTCTTCAACACCCTGATGTGGGTGGTGTTGCGCTCCTCCAGATCATCAGCCTGACCATTACGTTCAAAGCCTAGCACTATGTCACTGAGCTGAGCGATACTAGCACTACCTCTGAGATCAGACAGCGATGTAGCCGCACCTTCCTCATGACCTTTACCTGCGGGTCTGCGTAGATGTGACACTAGGAACAATGCAATGCCTGTCTCCTGCGTCAGCATACGTAGACGGGTCATCACCTCGTCGATAGCCTTACGCTCGTCGCCATTGTCCTGAGCAGATACGATGATAGACAGGTGATCTAAGAATACATACTTACAATCATGCGCCTTAGACAGATACCTAACCTGACCTACGATATTCTCTACACTGGTAGAACCAAAGTGATCGTAGAAGAATAGACGATCAGTACCTAGTGTAGCATTGAATGCATCGCGCCTCTCTTCCTCAGTCGATTCAACAGTAGGGATATGCAGTCGTTTACCTGAGTGCAGAGACATCAGAGACTGAGCTGTCTTAGTGACAGATTCCTCTAGGAATATACAGCCTATGTTGTTCTCTGAATTATTGAGAACATGATACAACACCTCACGCATAACCTGACTCTTACCTACACCGCTACCCGCTGTCAGTGTTACAAGCTCATAGCTACGTATACCATAGGTGAGATCATTAAGACCAGTCCAAGGGTACTGCACCGATGCTTTCTCTACAGGTGTATTGACACTATCCCATAGACTCTTACCTGCAATGATGCCATCAGGCGTATGGATCTCAGCCGCCCACCAAGCTGCCTTGAAGTCATCACCACGACAACGCTCCAGATATTCATTGGCATCCTTGAAGTCAGGGTGGTGCTTAACAATCCTAGCCTTACCTGCAAACAGAGATGCCACTTCCTTGGCCGCAGTAGTACCTGCCTCGTCTGAATCGAAACACACAATGATGTTATCGAAACTATCTAGCCACTCATACTGATCCTTACAATCCTTGAGTGCTGACTGCGCTCCATTCTTAATTGATACAGCAGGATACTTACTGCCACTCATCTGATAAACAGATGCTGCATCATATTCACCCTCAGTAATGGTGACATACCTACCGCCCTTATTGAACAGGTGCTGTCCGAACAGAACACCATCACCCCATATACCGAAGCTACGCTGATTATCCTTACTGCCTATCCTAACCTTCTGAGCGCAGACAAGATTGTCCTTATCCCTATACTCAAAGATAACATCATCGCCATCAACGCTGATGCCATAACGCTCACACGTTGCCTGAGTAATACTCCGCAACATCTGATGCCTACCTCTACCTACTTCCATACTAGTCACTCCTACGTTATCCGTTATAACATTGTTATAAGACTCACCTGAATTGTAGCGTTCACCGCAACTGAAACAGGTAGTCCATCCATCGTGGTTAGTGGAAGCCCCGTCGCTACTGGGGCATACACTGCAAGCATGATGAGTTGAAGCCCAACCGCTACTCATTTGTAGCCTTCCTATGTAGAGCAGGGTAGGCATTAGCTAGGCTACACATCACCTCCCATATAGCGATCTCTTCATCGGCTGTCTTAGCAGACTTCAAACCATCGGACAGTATTCGCATGACGCGATTATATACACATGAACTCATTGCGTATCTCCATCTGGTAAATCAAACAGTTGATCTATCTCAGCATCAACCTCCCAAGTATCAAGAGCGATAGGCTCTACAAAGTGATGTACAAAGCCATCATCATTATCATCAGGTATATTAGGATCAGCCACATTCCACCTCATGTAATAGATCTTGATAGTACTCATCAACATAATCTACAGCACGTATATGTAAAGCACCAAATGCATCAGCGACTATCGCACCCATACGTGGGTAATCTTCATCGGCTAGGGCATCAACTACACTACGGTGATAATCATCCATAGCCCCTACGCTCTCAAGATACTCGCCAATAAAAGCCTCAGTCAATACCATTGGATCTCTACGCAATAGGTCAAGCGTATATATCCAAGCAACCTCAGCACGTTCAGTAGCAGACGACAGGTAGTCGATAGACGGGAACGTATCCTCTGCAACCTTACGGTCATAGTCATCAAATATAACAATCATAGTATTCCTCCAGTTGAATTGCCACTCTACAGCATAGAGTGCTTCTTGTCAAGTTTATTCCATATATGTTCACACAAAGGGTTAGCACTATAATCAGTGATACATATCATAGGATCACCCATGCTTCCATTATCATAGATCAGGTAGAACCACCCGCACTCAGAACCATCACCATCTATAGCGAATACTACATCCTCACCACTGCTAGACATATGATCCAGAATATCAGAGAAGTCTGTCGATTGTTCGAGACAGTCTTCCTCTCCATCATTAACAGTCACAGAATACCCTGATGATAACAGCTCAGATATTAGATCATGGCACAGCATCCTGTCATAGATGTTGCAATGCTCTGGCAGATCAGGTTCAAACTTCATTGAATAACTCATATCAATTTACCTCTCAAATACTTTTGCGAAAGGCGGTCAGCATCCGTCTCCAACCGCAGGAACATATCATAATTACTTCTACGCTTGGCTCTAGGGCGAGTGACTATCACAGATCTAAGCTCGTGATCAGTCAGCTCATCCTTATCCTTGAGCCTAGCACGTAAGGTATTCTTATGGATACCAGTAACCTTGCCAATAGATTCAGCAGTGTAGCCTACACCCCACTGCATACCGCTGTGGCTAGATCGGTTTACAAACACCTTAGCTCCCATTGTCAAGCCTCCACTCAAGATCGAATACGTGCGGAAAGAATGTACGATTCAGCTTGGTGGTTTCAATAGGCCGAACCCATACCCTACCTGAACTGGCAGTATGTAGTGGTGGTTCGCCACCCTCAATAACCCAACGATCTGCATCCTTAACATTCTCATTCCACAACAACTGATCCTTATACACCTCAGTGTCAGTACCTTTGCGGTACAAAGTCCAACCATGCTTTCTAATAATCATTACTCTTCTCCTTCATCTGATACATAACCTTTCAACGCGACAGCATCTATACGATTTAACAATTCATACAGTGGTGCTTCCTCACCCATAGCCAAGTCATACTTTATATGATCAACTACCTTCTCAATAAGATACAATTTATCCATTACTCGTCTCCCATACTTGCATCAACAGTAAATAAACGAAGGTAGTGGTCACCCTCACAGTAGCGATACCCGCCATCCTTCTCCAATAACTTATAGACAGAGCAGTGTACTGGCCCTGATCTATCCTCATCACCTAAACCTATACCCTCATCCCAACAATTGATGTCAAAGAACTTATCACCTACCTGTATCTCAGTCCAAGTCTCCTCACCATGCCCAGTGTTGATATAGAATTCATCAAAGATCTCCAACGCTTTCGCGTTAGCTTCCTTCAACTCAGCATCAGAGATCCATGCCTCGGTGCTATACGAATTGATAACACGTAGCTTGCTTTGATCCATATCCTTTAACATCTTGATAGGGAAATTAACCTGCACACTACTAGTATCAGCATCCATAACAGACCAGTCCTTAACGGGACAAGTCTCCATCCACTTATAAAACTCATCAAGATTCATCATGATTCACCTCGCTTCTTAAAACCAAACTCCAACCCGTCAAGTATATCCATGACCTGACTATGCAACACCTCCACATCAGAATCAATACCTTGATCAAGATCCTCAACAGTAGACTCAAGATCCGACACAGAGTACTCGACAGAATCAACACGACTATCCAGACCCTCAACCTCAGAGTCCAAGTCACAGACACGCGACTCAAGGTCAGAGGTAAGTTGCTGAATATGATCAAGTACTGGCGCGTCACCGCCTTCCAACTCCAACAACCTACGCTCAAGCGCGGCTATCCTATTGGCATCTCTGCCATGCAACTCCAACAACTCACGCATAGACTCAGCCACACAATCACGCACCCACTTCTCAATTACATTATTTAAAGTATCCATTACATCTTCTCCCAATCATCGGGTGTTAGACCCGTCATAATAAATTCACGTTCATCAGCACTCAGGTTAGGCATAGCATCTTGAATAAGCATACCACCCTGCCAACGTGCAATCTGAACCTCAGTTACATCAACATCCATTGTATTAATCATGCCCGTCATGGGACTTGTCTTAGTAATAATCATACATCACCTCTGTTATAACAATGTTATAAGGACTCAGCCACCTACTGCAATGACATCAGGGTCAACAACAAACCCACTGGTATCATGCTTAGCCTTACCCTTAGCCAACAACCCAACAACAACATGACCTGATCTTAAGTTTATCAGATCGCTTTTATCCCCGTCAATAACCTCACGCCCTCGAAAATGCGTAGGCAATCGACCCTTGAATACGACAGCCATAGGGTAGCCGTCAGGCATACGCTCGACCTGCTTCCGATAACTGGCAACCCCGCTATAACTGAACATCAAGTTATAATTAGCCGGAGTCTT